TTCTGCGGCGTTCTTGGCGACAACACGATAGTTTCAAAATCTTCTCCAGTGTCAGTCGTCGGCGGGTTCACGGACTGGTGTCAAGTAAGCGCAGGCGAAACTCATAATCTAGGATTAAGAACTAATGGAACACTGTGGGCGTGGGGTTCTAACACCCAAGGTCGTCTAGGGGATAATACTATTACAGCTAAGTCTTCGCCAGTGTCAATCGTAGGTGGACTAACTGGCTGGTGTCAAATAAGCGCTAACCTTTGCTCTAGCATGGCTATTCGCCAATCACGGAAAGGATTTTAAATGGCTACGCAAGATGACATAAACAACTTTACTTCTAGTAATTCTGTCGGATGCTTTTTAAAGCTAGCAGCACAAACATACGTTGATACTACGAATAGAAGTATTTCTGTTGCGACCGTAGACGATCTTCCGGACTTAAGCGGTAATACTATTATACCAGGAACTATATTTTACGTTGAAAGTTTGGGTGTTCCAGTAATTGCGCAAGTCGGGTGCTGGAGCGGATTGGATAACCGTCAGTTAAGAAGCGATTTTAATACGAATTTAATTTACGCGTGGGGGTTTCCTACTTCAGGACGCCTAGGTGATAATACTACTGTGTCTAAATCTTCTCCAGTGTTAGTCGCTGGAGGGTTTAATGACTGGCAAGCAGTAAGCGGCACTGGCTCGCATGCCTTAGGCATACGTTCTAATGGAATCGCTTGGGCTTGGGGTGCTGGTACTTCTGGAGAACTTGGTGATAATACAACAGTTGATAAATCTTCTCCAGTGTCAGTCGTTGGTGGCTTTACAGACTGGTGTCAAGTAAGCGGTGGTGGTGTTCACAGTTTGGGTATTCGTACTAATGGAACTGCATGGGGTTGGGGCGCAAACACTTTTGGCAATATTGGTGATAACACCGGTGGTGGTAAATCTTCTCCTGTGTCAGTCGTAGGTGGCTTTACAGACTGGTGTCAAGTGAGCGCTGGGAACGCTCACAGTCTAGGTGTTCGTACTAATGGAACTGCATGGGGTTGGGGATGTAATACTGGCGGTGGACAACTTGGCGACAACACGACAGCGACTAAATCATCACCAGTATCGGTTGTTGGCGGCTTTACAGACTGGTGCCAAGTAAGTGCGTCGGTGCACAGTCTAGGTGTTCGCCAAAATGGCACCGCCTGGGCTTGGGGGGATGGAGCATGCGGGCGTCTTGGTGATTACACTACAGTTGCTAAATCTTCTCCAGTGTTAGTCGTCGGCGGGTTCACGGACTGGTGTCAAGTAAGCGCAGCAAGATGCCATAGTCTAGGTGTTCGACAGAACGGGACCGCTTGGGCTTGGGGTCTTGGAACTGACGGCCGTCTCGGTGACAACACTGTAGCTGCCAAATCTTCTCCAGTGTCAGTCGTCGGTGGCTTTACGAACTGGTGTCAGGTGGCTACAGGCTGCACCCACAGCATAGGTGTCCGACAGAACGGAACTGTCTGGTCTTGGGGTGACAACACCTTTGGACAACTAGGTCACGGCACTTTGGTTGCTAGATCTTCTCCAGTGTCAGTTGCTGGTGGGTTAACCGGCTGGAGTCAAGTTAGCGCAGGCATAGTGTTCAGCACAGCCGTAAGAGCAGTATAGCATCATAGTTTTTTTGTATAAATAGAGTAGAAGCTATTAAACTCATAGCGTCGCAAAAAGATCTTATATAAAATTTTAGACTTTTTGAGTAATTTTAATATTACAAACTTTTAATATGAAAGGTGATTTAAATGAAGATTAATCTTGGCGCTGGTGGAACGAAGCTCGATGGTTTTGTAACTCTAGATTACGACCCGCTTGAAAATCCAGACTATATCGTAGATCTGGAAAAAGACACACTGCCATTCGAAGATAGCACAGTTGAAGTTGTTATCGCTCATCACATACTCGAACATCTTGGGCCTGGTTATTTCCATTGCCTTAAAGAAATCTATCGAGTCTGTAAGCATGGAGCGACGATAGACATTCGTGTTCCGCATCATCGGCACGACTACTTCTACGACGACCCAACACATCGTAGACCAATTACTGTTGGTGGTCTTCTTCTTTTTAGTAAGAAACATAATAAACTATGCAGGGAACAAGGCGCTGCGTCAAGCAGACTCGGTGATTACTTTAAAGTTGACTTTGAGATCCTAGATTACAACTATATGCCATCTCAGCAATACCGAGATCAGTTTGTTGGTGAACCGAGAGATGTTGTTGAAAAGTATCTTCGCGAACACAATAACATTATTGAAGAACTCTGGGTGAATTTAGTGGTGATCAAAGATGAACACGGCGGAAAATAAATTTAAGATAGAAGATCTAAAACCCGTTGTAATGGATCTTCTATCTCACGAAAAACGCGAAATCGTATTTGATATTCTTAACATGTATTTTCAAAGAGCAGAGGGTATAGGGGACTTTGATGCTCTTGGATATCTGGCACTAAAAGCAGAACACCGCGATTTGTATCTGAAATGTGCAGAAGCTGCATATACGAAGGCCGAAAGTCCTCAACAACTATACATCGCCAGATCAAACCTCTATAAAGCATATAACGCAATGAATATGCCGGATGATGCTCTATTCTATATTAATCTAAATCTGATGATCACGCCGGATGACTTTGAGACTCAGACTCAAAAAGCGTTTAATATCGCACTCAAGGGAGATAGAACGGCGTCAGAAAAGATACTGTTAGACTTACTTGAAAAACATCCAGAGAAGCGAGAGGACATGAGAAGTGCTCTGTCGGGTAAAACGCTTCGTGAAGGAAAACTTGCAGAGGGAGTCTTGTCGTTCCTTGGGACGTTTAAGCCAAAGAGTGGCAAGTTTGATGATGCTCTTAAGATGAAGCGGTGGACCGGAGCAATTCAACCAGGTAAGACTGTCTATATAGAGGGAGAGGGAGGTATAGGTGACGAGATCATCAACATTCGCTTTTTCAAATATCTTAAAGACTTAGGAATGAGACCAATACTCTACTCGTCGTGGTCTAAGTATCGCGAAGACACCGTGAATATGTTTCGTAGAAATGGGTTTGAAGTAATAACTGAGTACTATTCAATTGATCGGACACAACTATGGGCACCGATGATGAGTCTTCCAGGGTATCTCAATCTCGACGAATCTAAATTGTGGTATGGTTCGTATCTTAAACCTTTGAATGATCCAAAGAATAAAATCAATAGCACTAAGTTTAAAATTGGTATCAAGTGTTCAGGAAATCCATACTTTTCGCAAGATGAGTATCGTAAGATACCAATCGAAAAGATGTTAGAATACTTACCAGAGAACGCAGAGATCTATTACATCGACAAGCAGCCAATAAATAATCCTAGAGTAATAGATCTATCGTCAAGAATAGAAACTTGGGAAGATACACTCGACTTTATTGAACAGATGGACTGTATCGTAAGTTCGTGCACGAGCTTGGTTCATGCCGCTGGCGCTATCGGAAAAACATCTTTTGTTGTAGTTCCAATTGCGGAGTATTACATTTGGTCTACTTCCAGTAAGACGTCAAAGTCTCCTTGGTATGGAGATAACTTTCAAGTACACAAACAGACTAAAGTTCGAAGCTGGGACGAACCTCTGCAATGCGTAAATGAACAACTTTTGAAATTGATTGGATAATTATGAACAAAACATATCACTTCATAACAGGTCTGCCTCGGTCGGGTTCAACTCTGTTATCATCTATACTTCGTCAGAACCCAAGGTTTCACGCTTCAATTACTGACCCACTGGCAAGTCTAGTTAAGGGAGTTATTGAACATAGTCAAGACGCTCCTGGAATGAAATCTGAAGTTCCTGTTGAACGCAGAAAGAACCTTGTGCGGCATTTATTCGAAGGTTACTACGAAGACGTCGATAGGCCAGTAGTATTCAATACAAATAGAGCATGGACATACCTAACAAATGTTACTCGTGATCTCTATCCAAAATCAAAATACATAGTTTGTGTAAGGGATTTGAATTGGGTAATAGACAGCTTTGAGTCTGCCCATCGCAGAAATCCATTCTCCACAAACACGGTGACTGGTGGCGTAGGAAGTTCAGTGTATCAACGAGTAGATAGTCTTATGAAGGAAGACGGGGTTGTAGGTTTTCCATACGTTGGAATTAAGCAGGCTCTTACTGGTCATGATCAGCCACTTCTGTTCTTATTAGAATACGACTTGTTGTGCAAGCAGCCAAAAGAAATGATGAAAGCTCTTTACAACTTCATAGAAGAACCTTATTTTGAACATGATTTTAATAATGTAGAAGCTTCTTGGGATGAGTACGACGCAGAGATTGGTATTAAACTTCACGACGTTCGTAAGAAAGTTGAATTCCGCGAAAGAAAGTTTATACTTCCACCAGATATCCTTAATAAGCACGCAAATATGGAATTTTGGCGACAACTATGACTATAATAAAAAGAGAAGATGGTTTATATTGGCCAGAAATCGATGTCGATTCTTGCTATACATGGACTAATGTTGAATTATACACCGTAGATTCAATAGTAGGATCTCTTAAGAATAAGCGCACAATAATTCACGCGGGTGGAAACGTTGGAGCATACACTTTAAAATTTGCCGAAGCATTCGAGACAGTTTATGTGTTTGAACCGGATGTTACAAACTTCAAGTGTCTATGCATGAATACTGCAGATCATGAAAACGTATTTCAGTTTAGAGCAGCACTAGGTAGTAAGGCATCGCAAGTTTCTATCACTAATGACACTCCAGAAAATTGCGGTACGTTTCGTGTAAAGGAAGATGGAAACATTCCTGTAATAACGATAGACAGTCTTGGATTGACAGACATAGATTGTATACATTTAGATGTTGAAGGTTACGAAATGAATGCATTACTCGGAGCAGAGAACACTATAAAACTGCATCGTCCATTAATTGTAGTAGAATGGCTGGATCACGGTAAAAATTATGGTTGGGATAAAAAAGATATTATGAACTTTCTGCTTGATATGGGATATAATCAAATGAAACAAATCGGTTCTGATATGATGTTTAAAAATGAAAATTGATATATTTTTACGAACTTGCGACGTCACAAACGTTCATACTGATTGGCGAGTTAGATACCACGGAATTGAAAAATCAGATCTTATTGTAGGATGTGTATCATCTTTAGTAAACGCAATAAATAATACTAAAGGAATGGATATTAATCTGACGGTTCTCGACGATCATTCTTCAGAAGATACGGTTCAAAGAATCAAAGAGATCATTCAGAAAGTAGAAAATTCTAAACTAATACAACTCGATCAAAGTGGATACAATCATTCTGCTCATCAGCAGTGGATCCTTTGTAGGGATAGCAATTCGGACTTAGTGTATTCTGTTGAAGACGACTATCTTCACTGCCCCTCGGCAATACAGGAAATGGTTGACTCGTTTTATATGTTTTGCGATAGATTGAAACGAGAAGACATAGTGATATATCCATTCGACGAGCCGTCTGAATACGATCCTCCTGCTAGAACAGACTTCATAGTCCATGGCTCTGCTCGTCACTGGAGAACTGGAATATTTACAACAAACGTCATGATGACTACTCCAAAAATGTTTCGTGACAACTGGGAACTTTTCGAGGTTCTTGCTCTTAAGTATAACGGTGACTATCTTAATCCGAGAACGGAACACTACGAAGAGTCAAATACGATCTGGAAGATATGGCAGAGCAACAAAGCGATTAGATTCAATCCGATCCCAAGTCTTGCATTACATATGCAATTTGAGCAACAGAAAGATCCTTTTATAGAATGGCAACAATGGTGGAAAGATTACGCAAAATGAACACTACATTTATTATTAACGGCGGTGCAGGAAGAGTAATTGCAGCGATACCTGCATTAGAAAAATTTCATAGACTAAATCCAAAGAATGATTTTAGAGTAATCGTTCACGGGTGGCAAGACTTATATTGGAGCCATCCTATTCTTCAACCAAGAACGATAGGAATTCATCAAAAGAATATCTTTGAAGAGTACGTAAAGAATTATAATCTAGTGTGCCCAGAACCTTATTATATACACGACTACTACAATCAAAAGATATCACTAGCTGAAGCATTTGACCGTCAAATAAATAATACGACGGATCATAAGGATCTCGAAAAGCCTAACCTATACATCAGCACCTATGAGCGTACATCTGTTCAGAGAATTGTTGAAGAGTTTAAGCAGATACATAAGAAGAATAAAGTAGTGGTATTTCAGCCTTATGGAAGTACTATGACGATTTCAAACAATAGACCATACGATATTTCAAACAGAAGTTTAGATGTCGATGACTACTTAAAGATCGGAAAGTTTTTAAACGATAAAGACTGTCTAATCTTCTTCTTTGGTAACAGAGAACTCAAACATCCTGGAGATAACTTTAGCGCGGATCTAACTAACTTTAATCCTGAACTAAGAATGTACATGGCTCTAATAAGCGAGTGTGATTATTTCGTAGGATGCGATAGCGTAGGTCAACATATGGCTAGAGCTTTTGATAAACCCGGATCTGTGTTTATGGGTAGTACGTTTGAAAAGAACGTAAGTTATCCTGACCATTTTAAATTCTTTAGAAAACAGGGACAAGATCCAGTTTACAGTCCGATTCGCCTTGGTGGAGTAGAATCGGACTTCACGGACAGATTGAATGACGGAATCATGAATTTTTCTGCGAACGAAATTAACGAGTCCTGCCAAGTAATACTTAAAGACATATATGACGAATAATTGGAGAATCTATGAGTAACACAAATTTTTCTGTAAATCGTTCTGTAATTAATTATATCCACGCAAGAGACTACTTTCCGAAAGATGAAGTAGAACAACTTCGGCCTCTTGTGCAAGATGTGCATTGGGTAGATAAAAAGTTTGGTAAAGAGATGGAGCATTTCAATCTCATCTTCAACGACATCGATCTTGTAATCGGTAAGATGGTTGGCGACATAGTTGAGATAGATAGAGCAGCGTCAGGAACCCTTCGTAGAACAATACACGAAGTAATACACTTCGAAGATTTTGCAGACTTAAACGACTGGAGATTCGTCGTTTCACTCGAAGAAAATGAATTTAAGACATATATACACAAAGATGGATATAAGAGTGTTCTTGATTTTATTAAAGATGAAGAGAGTCAAGATAAAGAACTCGACTATCTTAATAATGACGAATGGGAAGTAGAGACATCAATAAAAATGAAACCAAACGATGTCTTATTCTATCGCCCATGGATCTTTCATTCATTTCAAGACGGCATACTTCACTACTACAAATTAAAAGTATTGTAAGTGCATAATGTCTATTAACGTTTATGTGGTTACTTCAACTATAGTTACAGGAATTGGCCACATAGATCCGCAGACTAGATTTTATGAAACTATCGAAACAATTAAGAGTATAAGAAAACAAGACAAAGATTCATATGTTATATTAATAGATAACTCTTTGTCTAAGTTGCCGGATGCTGAAGAGAATTTAATATCGAGTATGGCTGACTATTACCTATACGTCGGAGATAGAAAGCAATGTATAGAATTCAACAAGAACGGAGTTCGTTCTGCCGGCGAAGCGTTTATTCTTTTAGTATCCTTTGATGTTATTCGTAACGAAATTAGAAACGAAGTAAATAGAATATTCAAGGTGTCCGGAAGATACAGACTTACAGAAAGTTTTGATCCGTTAGAGTACGACTCATTCAAAGGAAAATACTGTTTTAAGTCAAGAGAAGAAAACATGAGACACGATGAAACCGCGTGTTTCTTACATACACGCCTTTGGTCCTTTTGTTACACTTTATTAGATGACGCTAATGACTTATTAAGAAAGTCTCTTAAGACGATTTTTGAAAAAAATGTTAACATAGAAGAAGCCATGTTCGTTAACATAAATAAAAACTTGATAGCAGAAAAAGATATATTGCATTGTGAAGGTATGCTTGCTATGTGGAATGAAAAGGTATCAGAATGAAAGTATTCATAAACGGAACTTTTGATATACTGCATCCTGGTCACATGCGGCTTATCACTTTTGCCTCAAACTACGGAGACTATCTAAAGATCGGCATAGACTCAGATAGTAGAGTTAAAAAACTAAAGGGCGCATCTCGACCAATCAATAACCAAGATACGAGAGCAACTATGCTTTTTCATGTGAAAGGCGTTGACGAAATTTCTATCTTTGACAGTGAAGAAGAACTGATAAATATTATCAGAGAGTATGAACCGGACTATATGGTTGTCGGTTCTGACTACAGAAATAAAAAAGTGATAGGCAGCGAGTATGCAAAGAAACTGATATTCTTTGATAGAATAGAAGAATACTCTTCGACTCGAGTGATAGAAAAGATAAGAGATGAACGTACACTATGCGCTGCAAACTTGTGATATCGCGTCAAACCAGGTAACCAAGAGATACTGCTGTGACACGAAACACGAGCTTATTCGAAAGTGCGTGTCTTCTTTCTTTCAATCAGTTCACGAAGCAGCCAAAAGAGATAGATCTATTAATCATCGCATAGCAATATTCGACGATCATTCTACGCAAGAAACAGTTTACTTTATTCAAGAATGTGTTAAAATATATTCAAAAGAAAACGTTCAGGTTGAGCTGTATCATCTAGAAAACTTAGGCATAATGAATTCGATCCGCTCTTGCTACGAATGGCTATTGAGTAATGGAACGGATTTAGTATACCAAGTTCAAGACGATTATCTTTTTGAAAAATCTGCGATAACCGAGGTCATTGATACATACTTTAGGATGCTGATTGAGACAAACACGCAACCAATCGTAACACCCTATAATGCGCCGTATCTTTGGTCTGCCGTATATCGAAACAGTACTACTCCGAGAACGATCTTTATGGGAGAGAAGAGATACTGGATTCAGATATACGACGTGTCTTGTTCGTTTTTAACGAGTCATCAAAATTTCATAAATAATAGTGATATACTCGAGAAGTTCTTAAATCTGGATCCTCGAGATCCTGAACTTGAAAAGATCTCTCTCAATAAGATAATGGTAGAAAGAGGTTGTCTCGCAGTATGTCCGTTTGAAAGCATTGCTCTGCATATGCAAGGTGAATACGAGCGTGATCCGTATGTTGATTGGAAATTATTATGGGACTCTATAGATGAAGATATTATTACTAGGTGACAGCTGTTATGATTACTATCACTACGGTGAAGTAAACCGTATTAGTCCAGAAGCTCCTATTCCGATCTTTGATCACGTATACACCAAGAAGAAACTTGGCATGATGTCAAACGTTCTTGAGAACTTTCGTTCTCTTGGAGTAAATCCTGACTATCAGACGTATTTCTTTGAGAATAAGAATCGTTATATAGATGTAAAATCAAAACAACAGTTGCTTCGTGTAGATCAAAGGATTGAAGAAGAGGGTATTGATACTATCATATATGATGGCGTTCAGTTTAATGAATACGATGCAATCGTTATCTCTGACTATGATAAGGGATTCGTTAGTTATGACGACATTAAGCGGATACGTCAAGAGTTCAAAGGTCCTGTCTTTATAGATACCAAAAAGAAGTACCTCGCAGATATAGGCAACTGCTTTGTTAAGATTAACCAATACGAACACAAGAACTTAATTTCAGAGCCAAAACCAGAAAACCTTATCGTCACTCGCGGCGATGATGGCGCGGTATGGAATAATGTATTATACTTCTCACCAAGAGTAGAAGCACATGATGTATGCGGCGCCGGAGACACATTCCTTGCAGCCCTCGTGTTTGAATACCTTCGTAAGGACTGCGATATGGAATCGGCAATATTATTCGCAATGAAAGCAGCGGCAGTTACTGTTCAGAAGATCGGTGTATATGCGCCAACTTTAAAAGAGATAGAAGGATAACATATAATGCGTTATAATGTGATTAATCATTTAGCCGCGGCTTACTATGACAATAATTGTTCATATCTTGAGATTGGAGTAGAGCACCCCGAAAATTGTTTTAATCTCATAAACGCATCGAAAAAATGTTCTGTCGATCCGCAAAAGACAAGACCAGAAGTTCATATTGACTATCAAATGACTTCTGACGAATTCTTTGAGAAGTTGCGTAATAAGAAGACTGAGTTTGAACCCGATCACAAGTGGGACATCATCTTTATAGACGGCCTTCACTTAGCAGATCAAGTATATCGTGACATACAAAATGCGATTAATCACTGTAAAGGATTTGTAGTTTTACACGACTGTGGTCCAGAAAATTTTTATAATGCGCATTCTGACTATAAATTTTTCAAAGAAAACGGCGGAGCGTGGTGTGGAACCACATGGAAAGCTTTCTATAAGTTTAGGACTGAAACATACCTAAAGACTTATACCGTCGACATAGATTATGGAATTGGAGTCATAGAGATGAACTCTGAGGGAACACCAATAAAGCTAGATAATCCGTGGTTTGAATATGGAAAGTTTAAAAACAACATGACTCTAGACTTAGGCTTAATTACACCTATTCAATTTATAAATGATCATCCTATTAAGGAGTAGTGAAATGACAAGACTTAACGGATTTGTAGAAAAGGGTTGGGGCCACGAACTTATTTGGGCCACTAACGATAAGTATTGTGGAAAGCTTCTAAACTTTAATGCTGGCGCAAAGTTTTCAATGCATTTTCACAGAGAAAAAGACGAGACTTGGTATGTGCTATCTGGAGAATTTATAGTTCATTGGATAGATACAGAAAACGCTAAGAGACATTCTTTAGTACTTACTACCGGATCAACTTGGAGAAATACACCGCTTCAACCCCATCAGATAGAATGTCTCCAAGAAGGTACTATTATTGAAGTTTCAACGCCGGATTCTGTAGAGGATAATTACAGAATAATGCCGGGCGACAGTCAAAAGGAAGTTACATTATGAAAAGAATATTGATTACTGGCGGAGCCGGATTTATTGCTCACCACCTAGTATGTAAAGTGCTCAGAGAGACAGACTGGGAGATCGTTACTCTCGATAGATTGGACTACAGCGGCAATCTTAATCGCCTCCACGACTCACTACAAGAGTTCGACAGTGAAACGCGCAAGAGAGTAAGCGTGGTGTTTCACGACCTTAAAGCTGATATGAACCCGCTCGTTCGTTCAGAAGTAGGAACTGTAAACTACATCGCTCACCTCGCGGCAGGATCGCACGTGGATCGTTCAATCGACTATCCGATGGAGTTCGTTCTCGATAACGTAGTTGGAACGTGTAATATACTCGAGTTTGCAAGATCGCAGAAGAGTAACCTTGAGAGATTTATATACTTCAGTACGGATGAAGTCTTTGGTCCTGCGCCTGATGGAATTAAGTATGGTGAAAACGATCGCTATAACTCTACTAATCCTTATAGTGCGTCAAAAGCAGGCGGAGAAGAACTTGCCGTTGCGTATGAGAACACATACGGTCTTCCGATCTATATCACTCATACCATGAATGTCTTCGGTCAGAGACAACATCCAGAGAAGTACATACCAATGTGCATTAAGCGAGCTCGTGATGGTGAGAAGATTACAATCCACAGCGATAGAACAAAAACGATCCCAGGATCCCGTCACTATATTCATGCAGAAGACGTTGCTGACGCTGTTCTATTCCTTCTTAAGAACCAATTCGATTTAAAGACAGAATGGGGTGGAGCTAAGTGTCCTAAATTTAACATCGTCGGCGCAGAAGAGATCAATAACTATGAACTCGCAAAGATCATTGCCGATGCACAGGGTAAGGAACTCAACTACGAGTTTGTTGACTTCCACTCGAGCCGCCCAGGTCACGACCTTCGTTATGCTCTAGATGGAAGCAAGATGAAGAATCTTGGATGGGAACCTGCTACATCAGTTCGTGAGAGAATTGCAGAAGTAGTGAAGTGGACTCTAGAAAATGAGAGATGGCTAAAGACATGAAAGTACTCGTTACAGGAACAAACGGATTTATAGGTCAGAACCTAATCAAAAAATTACCATCTGATTGGGAGTTGGTTAAGTTTGATATTAAGGACTATCCAGACACGCGTCCAAAGTATCTAGATTTTAGCAATCTTGACTGGGTAATCCACCTCGGAGCTCTAAGCTCAACCACTGAGAAGGATGCTAGAAGAGTGATGGACCTAAACCTTGCGTGGTCCATCGAACTCGCAGAAGAATGCGAGAAACATAATGTGAATTTGCAATGGTCTTCGTCCGCATCTGTCTACGGAAACAAGTATAAGTGTCCGGTTGACGAGAGCAAAACTGTGTATCCTCTCAATCTATACGCAATGAGTAAGTATTTCTTCGAAGAGTATATGAGATCAAAAGCTCATAAATTTATATGGCAAGGATTTCGTTACTTCAATGTATACGGCCCGTGCGAAGATCATAAAGGATCTCAGGCCAGTCCGTATAATCAATTCGCGAGACAAGCTCGCGAGACTGGCGTCATTCGAGTGTTTGAAGGTTCTGAAAACTATAAGAGAGACTTCATACACGTTGATCGTGTAGTAGACGTACATCTTAAAATGATTGAGAAGAAAGAGAGTGGTATCTTTAACCTAGGCTCAGGATCTACTCGCAGCTTTCTTGACGTTGCGAGAGACGTCGCTCTTATGTACAATGCTAGTATAGAGACAATACCATTTCCTGATCATCTGAGATCTCACTATCAGGAGTATACTCATGCGGACATGTACAAATTAAATATGCTTCTCTAATTCTATTATCCTTATCCGATAAATCTCATTATATCTGAATTATTGAAAATGTCAACTAAAATAATAGGCATACACTCTTTTATAAATAGAAACAAAAAAGAGTGTATGCCAAATGACGACTATAGCAAACCTATACGTAGACCAAGGCGTCGATTATTCGATTGACCTATTTCTCACCACAACCGCCGGTGAAGAGTATGACGCTTCGAATAAATCATTTTACTGTAACATAAAGAAATTATATTCTTCTTCAATTTCCGCAAACGCTGAGATCGCTAGTTTTCTTAGCGCGAATACTGGTATGATAGAATTATACATTTCACCAGAAACATCCGAAGCTCTCGATCCTGGTAAGTATACATATGATATAATCATGATGAGTCAAGGCGGAACTCGAGTTAAAGTTTTAGAAGGTCTTATGTTTATCTTGCCAACGGTCACAAGGGTATAAGACATGTCGGAAACGGTAAGAGTTACGGTTGGAAGTGAAAGACTAAGAGTTAATGCCGTTGTTGGCAACGAAAAACCTAGAGTTTTTACAAACCAGACAAACTTAATAGTAAGAAGACTTAGAGATCTGGCAGATGTAGATATGAATACAAATGCTGACGGTTCTATTTTGGTTTACGACTCTGCTTTACAGAAATTTATCGCAACAACAACACTCAGCGAGCAGGTCATAGATGGCGGCACCTACTGAGTAAATAAATAAAGAAAACGACCACATAAAAAGAGTCGAAGAACAACATGGCCGCTATAATAAAGCATAAAAGAAGCTCTATTTCAGATAGAGTCCCAACAGTATCGGATCTTGAACTAGGTGAACTCGCCATCAACACCTATGATGGCAACATTTTCTTAAAGAGAAACCAGGATGGTGATGAAGCCATCATAACGTTTCTTGCTAGCAATCCTGTAAGAAATGTTGTTTACGTTCAAAAGAACGGTGATGATACGAACAGCGGAACATCTTGGGACGGCGCGTATGCCACAATAGAGAAGGCGCTCGAAGACGCGGCAGACAGAGAAGAAGAAGAAGTCACTCTTATTGAAATAGGCCCAGGCAGGTATACGACACAGGGTCATTTAGATGTGCCAGACAATGTTGTTATTCGAGCAGCTCATAGAAGCGCATTCATAAGCCCTGTCACCGGGTATGAAGAAAGAAACGTGTTCCGCCTAGGTTCTGGTTGCTTTGTTGAAGGTTTAGTATTCGACAATTGGCGTCTTGATAGTTTGGATAATCCAACAGAAGGTTTTGCGTTCTGTTTTAGACCAGGTGCAGTAATTCGTAGAGCGCCATACGTTCATAAGGTTGTAGTTAGAACAACTCCATTCTGGGATACTGTTGCGCCACCTTTGGACAGAGATAATGCAAATCCACTTATTGGTAGGGGTGCCGGTGTTATTATAGCCGATGGGTCCGTATGTTCAGCATATAGTATCTACCCAAACATTATGGCTTGGGGCGCTACACCAGTCTCTCATAATGGTATTGGGTATGTCGCAAGGAACGGTGGACTCATTAATGCTGTTAATGCAGTTAGTATGTGGGCACACAAACATTTTCTTGCTCTTGATGGCGGGCAAATTATTTTATCTTCTTGCTCTACTCAATTCGGCGACTATACTATGGTCGCGGACGGATCAAGAAACATCGTTGTTCCTACAGAAGTAGCAGAGGGATCATTATCAATACAGACAGCTGCATCAAATGCCGTCTCTGCGGCTAGAACAACAATTATAAATGCTACTTGGAATAATCTCGTGTCTGGTGGATACACTAACGGGTGGACTGCACAGGACGAAGAATTTATCAGAAGAGAAGCTGCCGCATTTCTTCAGTCAATTGTGTGGGTTCTGCAGACTGCGAATGAAAAACCAATGCTAGATTTTGCAAAAGGTCTGTTTGATACTATCGGCGAAAAGGTGTATGCAGAGTCAAAAGAAAACGCAATTATACACTCGTTCGAGTTTATGAGAAACACTATTATTGCATTAGCAAACGTTAATTCTGCTTCAGACACGATAGTAACTAACCTGGTCTCTGCATTAATAGACACGATCGAAGATACGAATAGAGTTTCCGAGCCTTCTACGATCACGGCGATAGGCCACACATGGACAGCACTCATGGCCGGTGTCGCGCTAACAAAAATACCACCTGCTAGAAATTTTGCGACCATCGAAGAAAGTATACTCGAGTTAAATAATGGCATAGTCATTGCGTCTGGCCAAGACGATCAAGGATCGGCTCTCTTCATTGGTGGCATGAAGATCGATGCAGATACTGGCGAACTTACGGGTCCTCCATTTGAACAATCAGTTAATAGAATTGCAACTAGAGCAGCAATCGCAAGGAGTTTTTAATCATGGCACGTATTACATGTAGAACGCCATCAACCGGAAAACCTTTAAGAATAGCGCAGAATAGTGTAGCTAACACATTTCAAGTAATTGCAGAAGCACCTGACTTCTCTCTTCCAGACGCATCAAACAAATATTCTGAAAGAGATCCGGCCGACGCTTCACGAGCTATACGCCCTGGAGAGATCTTTTTGCTTACGCCAATCTCTGCTAGAAATAAAGATTCTGTTGATAGGTGGATTGAAGTCGTTTTTGTAACTGAAGGTGGTACAACTATTGAAATAGGAAAGATAGAAGTTCCGGCTGGTGACACTGCGTTTATTCCTATTCAGGGCAGAAGTTTGTTTAAGAGAACGGCATCTAATGCAAATGGCGATAGACTTCAAGTTAGAGCAGAAGTGTCCGGCGTATTTGATGTTATGGTGGCCGCAGAAGAAAGACTGTCAAGCGAACATAGCGGAGTGGTGTAAGTTAGATGACAGAATTTTTATCAGGAATGAATTTATCAGGTAAAGTAAAAAAGACACCTCCTACAGAAGTGTCTCCGGATAGATACAAGTATATTAAACTTTCTGAAACAGAACCAGATCTCGGTGTTCCAGAAGCAAATAACTATGTTCTTGCGTCTGATACAGAAGGAAATCGCTTTTGGTTAGAGACGAGTGGAGTTCAAGGAACAACTGGCCTTCAAGGTGAGCAAGGTACGCAAGGAGTTGAAGGATCTCAGGGTACACAGGGTACTCTTGGTATACAAGGCGAACAAGGTACACAGGGATCTCAAGGCACGCAAGGTCTACGGGGAGACCAAGGTCTTCAGGGTACTCTTGGTATACAAGGTGAGCAAGGTACACAAGGATCTCAGGGTGCACAGGGTACTTTTGGTATACAAGGTACGGATGGCAACTTTGGCGGGGCATCGTTTGATTACACCTATAGCACTTCCATTATTCAATCTGACCCAGGCACCGGAAGATTAAAGTTCAATGATGCAGACATAACGACTGCAATTAGAATGTTCATCGATGACACAGATGACAACGGTATTGATATTCAATCATTTTTAAGAACAATCGATGATTCTACTTCAACGATTAAAGGACACTTTAGAGTATCTAACAGAACTGCGTCTCAACGATTCGCTCTCTATACAATTTCATCTATATCAGAAGAAGCAGGGTTTTTCTTAGTTAACTGTGGGTATGTATCTGGGTCAGTTAATAACTTTAATGATAACGAAGATATTATCATTACATTTGCTAGAACTGGAGATATTGGAGATATTGGACCACAGGGCGTGCAAGGTGCGCAAGGTGTTCAGGGAACTCGGGGTCTTCAAGGCGAACAAGGTCTTCAAGGAACGCAGGGCACTCAAGGTTTCCAAGGTACTACTGGGCCACAAGGCGTTCAAGGCACAACCGGAACTCAAGGAACGACTGGAACCCAAGGTACTATTGGAACACAAGGTCTTCAGGGAACACAAGGTACCCAGGGTACTACTGGTACACAAGGTACAACTGGGACGCAGGGAAATAATGGATCGCAAGGTCTACAAGGAACACAGGGTGAACAGGGAACCCAAGGCGAACAAGGTATTCAAGGTACTCAGGGAACCCAAGGCGAACAAGGTATTCAAGGTATTACCGGGACGCAGGGTTTTCAAGGAACATCTGGATTTCAGGGAATTCAGGGAACCGCGGCCATAGACGGAGCAGAAGGTTCTCAGGGTACGCAAGGTCTCCAGGGTACACAAGGAACTGTCGGATCTCAGGGTCTCCAAGGCGAACAGGGCACTACTGGAACACAGGGTTTTCAAGGCACGCAAGGTCTTCAAGGAGAACAGGGAACACAAGGACTCCAAGGCAATCAAGGTGAACAAGGACTTCAGGGAACTCAGGGTGAACAAGGACTCCAAGGCAATCAAGGTGAACAAGGACTTCAGGGAACTCAAGGTACCCAAGGTATCCAAGGCGAACAAGGTACTCAAGGTACTCAAGGTCTTCAAGGCGAGCAGGGTACTCAAGGTCTTCAAGGCGAACAAGGTACTCAAGGTCTTCAAGGCGAGCAGGGAACTCAGGGAACACAAGGTCTTCAAGGTACTCAAGGTGAGCAGGGCACTCAAGGAACACAAGGTCTTCAGGGAACGCAGGGAACTCAAGGCACGCAAGGTACTCAAGGTCTTCAAGGCGAACAAGGTATTCAAGGTCTCCAAGGCATCGAGCTCGTATTAAATTATATTGGATCATGGGTGCAGGCTAGCTATGTAAAAGATACTGTTGCTGTAAGCACGGTTGATGGTAACACTTATGTATCAAAGCAAGTCATCACGTCTGTTTATCAGGACCCTGCGGTTAATACTACTGAATGGGAACTATTTGTTCTACAAGGAACTCAGGGTCTTCAAGGTGAGCAGGGAACTCAGGGTCTTCAAGGTGAGCAGGGAACTCAGGGTCTTCAAGGTGAGCAGGGAACTCAGGGTCTTCAGGGTGAGCAGGGAACTCAGGGTCTTCAGGGTGAGCAAGGTACACAAGGACTTCAGGGTGAGCAGGGAACTCAGGGTCTGCAGGGTGAGCAAGGTACACAAGGACTTCAGGGTGAGCAAGGTACACAAGGACTTCAGGGTGAGCAGGGAACTCAGGGTCTGCAGGGAGATCAAGGTCTTCAAGGTAATTTTGGTATACAAGGTATACAAGGATCTACCGCAGGAGATGCTGCAACTCTAGACGGATTGGATAGTCTTCAATTCGTAAGATCCGATGTTAGCACCACGATGACCGGTGGTTTCTTAACTCTTGCACAAGATCCATCTGGTAATCTACAAGCCGTCACAAAACAGTATGTAGATACACTAGTATCTGCGGCTATACATTATCACGACCCAGTTAGAGTAGAGTCACCAATCTCTCTTAATGCTATTTATGATAACGGAATATCAGGAGTTGGCGCTACATTAACGAATGGCGGAACTCAGCTAGGTCTTATTATAGATGGAATTACGCTAAGTACTGACAACCGTGTTCTTTTATATCAACAAGCTAACACGGCTCATAACGGCGTGTATACAGTCACAGATACTGGTTCTGCAAATACTGATTGGGTTCTTACTCGTTCAACCGATACAGATTCTTACAGCCCAAGCGATTCTGGAAGTATAGGTAGAGGCGACGCGTTTTACGTCCTAGAAGGTAACACCGGAGCCGGCGAACTCTATGTACTGACCACAGAAGGAGTCATTACATTTGGAAGCACTGGCATAAACTTCTCACAGATAAGCTCTTCACAGATTTACAAAGCAGGCGCTGGATTAGAACTCAATGGTGTTGAGTTTTCTATTAATCCAGATGCGAATATTATAGTAAGTGGAGTTACAATACAAAGTATAGGACCTGTAATAAACTCAAGCGGTACGTGGGTTGGAGATCCAACTAATTTACAGGGAGCTCAGGGTACAACCGGATCGCAAGGTCTTCAAGGATCTCAAGGTACGGCTGCTGTAGACGGATTAGACGGTGCTCAAGGTCTTCAGGGAACTCAAGGCACGACTGGATCACAAGGAACAACAGGAACTCAGGGAGTTCAAGGAACTACTGGATCTCAAGGTCTTCAGGGATCACAAGGAACTCAGGGTGAACAAGGTATTCAAGGAACTCAAGGTACTACTGGATCTCAAGGTACTACTGGATCTCAAGGCCTCCAAGGAACTCAGGGTACTACCGGAACTCAAGGTCTTCAGGGAACTCAAGGTACAACTGGAACTCAGGGTACTACCGGAACTCAAGGTATTCAGGGAACGATTGGTACCCAAGGTACTACTGGAACACAAGGTATTCAAGGTACTACCGGAGTTCAAGGAACTACTGGATCTCAAGGTCTTCAGGGATCACAAGGAACTCAGGGTGAACAAGGTATTCAAGGAACTCAAGGTACTACTGGATCTCAAGGTACTACTGGAACTCAGGGAACTACAGGATCTCAAGGTATTCAGGGAACGCAAGGTACAACTGGATCTCAAGGTACGACTGGATCTCAAGGAACTCAAGGACTTCAGGGTGAGCAGGGAACACAAGGTACAACTGGTATTCAAGGTACTACCGGTGCGCAAGGTACAACTGGATCTCAAGGTCTTCAGGGAACACAGGGAACTACAGGATCTCAAGGTCTTCAGGGAACACAGGGAACTACAGGAACACAAGGTACGACTGGAACTCAGGGAACTACAGGAACTCAGGGAACTACAGGATCTCAAGGTCTTCAGGGAACACAGGGAACTCAGGGTCTTCAAGGTGAGCAGGGAACTCAGGGTCTTCAGGGTGAGCAGGGAACTCAGGGTCTTCAGGGAACACAGGGAACTCAGGGTCTTCAAGGTACACAAGGAACTCAGGGTCTTCAAGGTACACAAGGAACTCAGGGTCTTCAGGGTGAGCAGGGAACTCAGGGTCTTCAGGGTGAGCAGGGAACTCAGGGTCTTCAAGGTGAGCAGGGAACTCAGGGGGCAACTGGTACACAAGGTACAACTGGTACACAAGGTACAACTGGTACACAAGGAACAACCGGTACCCAAGGAACTACTGGATCGCAAGGTATTCAAGGAACTACCGGAACTCAAGGAACAATCGGTACACAAGGAACAACCGGTACCCAAGGAACTACTGGATCGCAAGGTATTCAAGGAATTACTGGAACTCAGGGTACTACCGGTACACAAGGCACGACTGGAACTCAGGGAACTACAGGAACGCAAGGAACAACCGGTACCCAAGGAACAACAGGAACGCAAGGTGCTACTGGATCGCAAGGTCTTCAAGGTACGACTGGATCGCAAGGTATTCAAGGAACTACCGGAACTCAAGGAACGTCTGGGACTGGTGCACAAGGTATTTCAGGTGGATCTACTAGTTGGATCTTAAGAACTACCAATTACACTGCGGTTTCTGGTGATAGAATACTCACGAACACGGCCGGCGGAACATTTACAATTACACTCCCAGCTACACCCGCCACAGGAGCGTTCGTTGTAATCGCTGACGCTAACGATTGGTCAGCTATAAATCTAACGGTCGCAAGAAACGGAAGCACTATCGAAGGCATAGCTGATGATATTACAATGGACGTTAAAGGCTTTTCTGTAGAGTTTGCTTATGACGGTACAACTTGGGAAATATTTACTGCGATTGGTCTTCAAGGAGCGCAAGGTACAACCGGCTCACAGGGTATACAAGGTCCTACCGGCCCATCTACTACGATCAACGCGGTTGACGTATCAGATGACGATACAGTTTTCCCGGTGTTTGTAACAGCCGCTGGTTCAAATCAACTCGCAGAAGTTTCTACGACTAGACTATATTTCAATCCTTCGACCGGAGATCTGTCGGCAACTAACTTTAACTCACTTTCAGACGTAACATTTAAAGAAAACTTTAAGTCTATCGATAACAGCTTTGATATTCTAGAACAAATAAATACGTATAGTTTCGATTGGAAAGATAACAAGACAAAGAGCTACGGTGTGATTGCGCAAGAACTAGAAAAGATCATGCCAGAGCTTGTAAAAACAAACGGAAGTGGTTTAAAGACAGTTACATATACTCCACTTATTGCAATCTTGATTGAAGCAGTTAAGAAACTAAAAGCTGACGTAGAAAACATAAAGAGAGATAACTAATGCCAATATCACTAAAAAATGCTATTTCTCCTAACGTTGGTGTTGTTAAATCCTGGGTAAAAATAACAAGTAACTACACGGCGCTGAATGGTGATAAACTCATTGCTGATACGTCGGCCGGGTCCTTTACGGTGACTATGCCATTTTCACCTTCTCCTGGGCATGCCGTGCAGATTACCGACGGTGGAAGTTGGCTAATAAATAACTTGCTAGTTAACTTTAACGGCGCGACTATCGAAGGCATAAATGATACACTGTCTGTTAACATACCACAAACAACCGTAGAGTTTGTTTATGACGGCACTACATGGCAATTTATTTCAAATATTGGTGCGAGAGGCTCTAGCGATGAAGCTGCAGCTTTCGCTATAGCATTAGGATTCTAAAGGAAAAATTATGGGTAAGAAGATTATAAGAGATTACGTTTTTTCTCCTGGCGGTGCTAACGTTGGCACAATAAAAATACCTGGAAGATATACTTTAGATCAGCTTCTGCTAATTACTAACGTTACAGATAATATTATCCTGTACACATTTGGTAACTCTACATACGGTGGTACTACAGCAACGTTTACTGCCGCAAACGACGCAACTAACTTTCCTACTATCACACAGCGAGAAGATGGGTTCACAACGATAACATTGGGAGTAAGCACTACTGGTCAGAGTGCTAGTGATTCTCTTCAAATTTTTGTTTACGGTAACGAAAACGCTGCCTCTACTATAAGACCTTGGAGTTTTGGTACTGATGCTATCGAAAGAATGCGCGTATCAAATCCCGAATCACTCATCGATGCTGACTTTGAATATGGTCTACAGCCGACAAAATGGGCAGGTTATGGAACTGTTCGCGGCTATCCATCCGCTTATGAATTACCGGGTGTTGACTTAGTTGTAACTGCTATTACTACAGATGGTGCTTCAACAAATAGTTTAATTACAGTCACTACGTCTGTCGCGCACGGTATCGCTGCGGGACAAGCGATTAATATTTCAGCTCTAAACTCTGGAATTGCAGGATTTAGTAGAGCTGACGGAACATTTATTGTTAACACAGTGGGTGTACCTAACACTAGCACGCTAACATATTTTGCAAGGGGTGTAGTTGGAACCAATGGACAATCATTACTAACAGATGCTACCACACTAAAGCGTGGAGCAATCTATTCAGGCGCTTCGATACCAGTAGCATCAGCAACGAGCAATGGTGCTAACCCGTCAGTAATTACTTTAAACTTTACCAACCCACACGGATTAATTCCTGGTACTGCTATCCACTCTATCGTTGCATCTGGTACTCAGGCTGCGCTTGCTTCTGGGCCGTTTGTTGTTACGAGTGTTCCTAGTTTAACATCATTAACATATACTGCACGAGGTGGCGCTGTTGTTGTGTCTCCAGCGACCGTTACTTTATATGCGTTTACAAATTCTACGATTGTTCACAGACCACAGGACGGCGGAGTTATTCTTTCAACTAAAACTCCAACATATGGCGCAACAGTTGCTCGTCAGAGTAAAAGATATTTTCGTTATCAATCAGGTAAAGGTTTTCTTTGGTCGACTGGAACGTTATTTAGACCAAACTATGATATTCGGAGTATAACTGCTTCCGGAACCACCGTCGGTTCTACGATTACTGTTACAACTGATGACATTGATCATGGTTTACAGATCGGCGCAGTTATAGAAATAGCAGGATCGACAACTTCTGGGTATAATGGCACATATACAGTAGCATCTATCGTAAGCGACTATCAGTTTACAGTATTAGCGACCAGTGTACTCGGTGCAACTACTGCAGTGTTAAATATCACGCCAAAGGTGTATGTAATAACATGGGATGGCGCAGCTGTAAGAGCTGGGTTGTTTGACGAACAAAATGGATTATTCTGGGAATATGATGGTAGTATTTTATCTGTAGTAAAAAGAAATTCTACTGCACAATTAAGTGGAACTCTATCTGTTACGCAAAACTCAAATGCGGTGACTGGCGTAAATACAAGATTTACTCAGCAATTAAAAGCAGGCGATAGAATCGTTATCCGCGGTATGACTCACCATGTTATACAAGTAGTGAGTGATACTTCTATATTTGTGTCTCCTGATTATAGAGGTATCAATGCTTCTGGTGTAAAGGGTAACTTAATTCAAGAAACAAGAATTAGGCAGTCGCAGTTCAACATTGATACAATTGACGGAACCGGGCCAAGCGGGTTTAATATTAACCTAAGTAAGATGCACATGGTCGGTCTACAGTATTCGTGGTACGGCGCTGGCTTTGTTGATTTTATGGTTCGTGGTAGTGATGGTAACTGGGTTTTCGTGCATCGTATCAAAAATAACAACGTGAATGATGAAGCTTATATGAGATCTGGTAACCTCCCGGTTCGCTATTCTATCGAAAACGATACTCCAGTAACATCTCTAACTTCTACGATCGACAGCTCAGTTACAACAATTCCAGTTGCAGCACTGGAACACTTTCCAACAGCAGGAACATTGTACATAGATAACGAAATTATCAGTTACACAGGTAAGTCAGCGGCAAGTGGAGCTGGTAACTTTACCGGTGCGACTCGTGCAGCAACACTCACTCAGTGGCAAGCAGGTACTTCGACTGGATTTACTGCTGCGGCTGCTGCAAGCCATACGGCCGGCACTGGTGTAATTCTAATAAGTAATACGTGTTCTCCAACTCTAAGTCACTGGGGTTCTGCGTTAATCATGGACGGTGGATTTACTAAGGACCGTGGATACATCTTTAACTATCAGAGAGTCGGTTTGAGTCTTACAACCGCGAACCAAACAGCGTTCCTCATTCGTCTTGCTCCATCCGTTTCAAACAGTCAGGTTGGTGGTCTTGGAGTAAGAGATCTATTGAATCGTTCTCAGCTTCTTCTACAAGCAGTCGGTGTATCTGTTTCAGGTGGTACAAACCCTGGTGCTTGTATTGTTGAAGGCGTGTTGAATCCTAAGAATTTCTCTTCAGCGACGTGGCTTCCATTAAACGTAGAATCTGCGGGTGGCCAGCCAAGTCTCGCGCAGGTTGCGACTTCTGTGACTTATAGTGCGGGCACCGTTGCGGTACCAGGTGAACAGGTGTTTGCGTTTGCTGCTCCTTCTACCGCATCTGGCGCAGTGAACGATAGACTAGAACTTACGGAACTGAAGGAATTGACTGGTGCTCCACTAGGAGGAGATTTCCAATATCCAGACGGCTCTGACATTCTTGCGATTAATATTCGTTTAACCGCTGGTACTGGCACGGGTCACGTTCTTCTTCGTTGGTCAGAAGCTCAAGCATAAGGGATTAAAATATGGTAGTCTTAGCAACAGATTTGATTTCAGCTTATTTGCCGCCGGGTCCGGCGGTAGAAGTAGAGACTGGAAACAACGCTAATGGTTTTTACGTGCGTCTTGCTGGCGGAACTCAGATGTGCTGGCATACCTTTTCAATAACTCCGTCCGCGTCAAACACACCGACACTAGGGGCATGGACTTTTCCGATAGCATTTGCTGCAGCACCATATGTTCATGTTTCTGTTAACTCTACTGTTCCAGGAACCACAGTTACTGGTTGGTCTTCATCTGGTGCTACTACAACGGCCGTAAACGTGTATATTTCTCGCGCGAACACTACTGCTACGAGCGTGATTGTATTTGCTATCGGTAGTTGGATTTAATAGTACCGATTTCATTGATAAATAAATGTAGTTGACAGAACTTACATTCATATTATGAGGAATTTGATTACATCATGTCATTTTTTGAACACGTCAAAGACGCGCATCAAGTAGAACAAACGTATAGATACGAAACTTCTACAACTCTAGCACAACAAGCGTTAACAGATGGTGGAAGTATTCATCCACTGATCGTTCCATCAAAGCTCACCGGCGGCACCGGGCTTATGAACCCGTCAATTCTTGTTCATAAAGGAAAACTAATAGTTAATGTAAGATGCACTAACTATTTCTTTTATCATTCTGAGAAAAAGAAGTTTATCCATCCATGGGGACCTCTTACATATCTTCACCCAGAAGATGATATGAAGTTGCGCACAGAGAATTTTTATTGTGAGTTGGATGGAAATTATAACATCACTCGAGTAAACCACGTAGACACTTCAAAACTTGATAAAGAACCGATATGGGAATTCGTTGGTCTTGAGGATGCAAGACTTGTTGAATGGAACGAAAAACTCTACATGACTGGAGTTCGTAGGGATACGAATACGACAGGCCAAGGAAGAATGGAATTATCAGAGATAGAGGTTCTCGATAATGAAGTAATAGAAGTATCTCGCACGCGTATCGGTGCTCCTGGCGAAGATACATCTTATTGTGAAAAGAACTGGATGCCGGTTCTAGATCAAGATTATACGTACATTAAGTGGTGTAACCCGACAGAAGTAGTTCTTGCTGATATAGAAAAAGCCAAGGCAGAAACCGTGTTTTTAGGCGACACTCGAATGTTTAATAGAAATCCAAAGGGATTGACTGAACCTAGAGGCGGTTCACAAGTCATTTCTTTTGGTGATTACTATATTGCGTTAACTCACGAGGTTGATCTTTTTAAGGGAGAAAAGAAGGTAAAGGACGGAGTGTATCGCCATCGCTTTATCGTATGGGATAAGAATTGGAACATTGTGAAGTTCTCTGACGACTTTACTATCATGGGTGGTCATACCGAATTTACATGCGGAATGTGCCATTATAAAGGACGAATACTTATTACGTTTGGGTTTCAAGATAACGCCGCTTATCTACTCGAAGTGCCGTATGCGACTATTGAAAAATTTGTAAATAATGCGAAGGTTTGATATGACGGAAGAAATAAAACAGTTGATCACGATGTTCGCTCTTAATCCTAGTGACCCAGAAGTTAGTTTTATGATCGGTTCGTACTATGAGGATTTAGGTCAGTACTCATCGGCAGGGTCTTATTACTTACGCTCGGCAGAAAGATTCGATGATAGAAATAAATCTTATGAGAGTCTAATAAGATTAGCAACATGCATGCAATCTTTGGGAAGACGGAAATATTCAACAAAGGGCCTTCTAAACTTTGCGATATCTCATATGCCAACGCGTCCAGAAGCATATTTAATTCTAAGCAAGTTCATTGAGAGCAGCGAAACGAATGACGAGAGGTGGTTTACTGCCTATTCACTCGTGTCTACCGCGCTAAGCATTCCAGACTTAGATAGTTTAAAATCGTTGAGAAGAAAAACCACATATGATGGAAAGTATTCTCTCTTACTTCAGAAAGCTCATGCTGGTTTTCATAGCGGGTTCATAGAGGAATCTAGAGAGATACTTCTTTCTATTATAAACAGCAGTGATGCCCCTAGACATCATCAGAAAGCTGCTATGAAAAATCTAATGATGATCAAAAAAGAAAATCATAGGTCTCAATACTATCATAACGAAACTCCGTTAAAAGATGTTTACCAATCTAGTCTAGCAAAGTACGCATTAGCAAATGGCGGATCGATCCATCCTATTGTTGTACCTCACTCTGTATCAAAAGGAATGGCGACAACAAACGCGTCTGTATTTGTTGACAGTCAAGAAAGAGTCTTTGTAAATCTCAGAGAAACTAACTATACTCTTTATTATAGTAATAAGTTTCCAGATAAAGATGGGCCTTTAAAATATCTTTATCCTGATAGTGATATTAACATCAGGTCCGAAAACGTTGTATGTAGACTTGACGATCGTCTTAATGTTATATCTGCGGACAGAATTGATATGAAACTTAATGAGGATCCTAACTGGTTCTACATTGGGTTGGAAGATGGAAGACTCATAGAATGGGAAGGTAAAAAGTATCTCTGCGGAGTAAGAAGGGATCATATACTCGAAGGTAAGGGTAGGATGGATCTTTCACAGATTGAGATAACCAAGAACGGCGTGGTTGAGGTAGAACGGTTTTCAATTCCAGCGCCGGGAAACGACGACACCTACTGTGAAAAGAACTGGATGCCTATTCTAGACAAGCCGTTCCAATGGGTGAAGTGGACCAACCCAACTCAGATAGTTTCATTCGATACTAAAACTCTAAAGACTAACACCGTACATCTTGAGGAGTCTAAAAAGTATCGGTTCCCTCGTGATCTAAGAGGTGGTTCGCATATCATACCTTGGAACGAAGACTACTACATTGGCATTACTCACGAATGCATGTATAATAACAACGATAGCGGAAGAAGATACTTTCAGAGAATTATAGTTTGGGACAGAGACTGGAATATAGTATGTTCCACTCGTGACTTTACAATGATGAGTGGATCTATTGAGTTTGTTTCAGGTATTGCTTATCATAAGAACGATGTGCTTATATCGTATGGGTACGAGGATAACACATCATATATACTAAGAATACCAAAAAATGTATTTGACGATTTTGTTTTGAGAGGTTGATATGCTTGTAGAAAAGATTAAATCTTATGTAAGTGATCCAGAAAACGCGCAGTTCAACTACGATCTTGGAAAGGAGTATGAAGTACTTAAACAGTACTCTGCCGCCTGCGGATACTTTTTAAGAGCTGCGGATAGAACTGACGACAACGAGTTGGTCTATAATTCTTTAGTGTCAGCCGCAAAGTCTCTAATAGAGCACGGTGACAGCTTCGCAATCGTAGATAAGATTTTAAAGCATGCTATGTCAATAGATACGTCAAGAATAGACGCGTTTTATCTTATGCTGCTAACTTATAAATATATTGGAGAAGATCAAGCATTTGAGGAAATGCACCCAGTCTTTCTTCGACTAAAAGAAGAAACCACTAAGAGCGAGATATATGATATGATAAATTTGAACGATATAATGAAGAAGTACATTCCTTCGATTGGTACTATTAGATACTCCGAAGACCAACCACAAAAAGATTTCAAACACATGATAGAGAAAGAGTTTGCAGCGGCTGCTACGACTCCTAGTGACATTCATGAACACTTGCCGGTTCTATACGAACTCGCCAAAGAATGCAATCATATAACAGAGATGGGTGTAAGGTTTGGAGTTAGTACTAGGGCATTCTTGAGAGCTAACGCAAAACTAATTTCTTATGACATCGTTACAGATCAAAAAGTAGTTGAACTCATGAATAATGCTAGTTCCGCTGGAAAAGACACAAAGTTCATTGAAGCGGATGTTCTTAATGTCGAGATTGAGGAGACAGATCTTTTGTTTATAGACACATGGCACGAATATGAACAACTAAAGAAAGAACTATCTCTTCATGCTAACAAAGTAAGAAAGTACATCGCATTTCATGATACGAACACATATGGTCTAAAAAATGAAGGTGGAGACAACAAACAACTTACACAAGGGCTCCTTCCTGCGATTATAGAGTTTCTTATTGAAAATCAAAATTGGAGATTTAAGATGTTTCTTACAAACAACAATGGTCTCACAGTGCTAGAAAGAATTTCGTAATGAATAGTCTAAATGACAACATATCATTTGATGGTATAGATTCTATAGAAACTGTAGCAACGCTATATCACGAATTCTTTATAAGAAATGATTACGATTGGTGGTATAAAGTTCAACCAAACGACATCGTAGTGGACATAGGTGCATGTAACGGAATGTTCACATGTCATGCTCTGGACAACGGCGCCAAAAAGGTGTATTCTATCGAGGGAAATTCTAAACTCATAAAAACAGTAATACACAATGCGTCACCACATATCATAAATAAAAAAGAATCTCCATTGGTTCCTATTAACTGCGTTATAGGGAATGACCCAATGTATACTAGAAATGTTTTTGGCGAAGGATATGATAAGGCCGTTCCTATTCGTTCGTTTAAAGATATCATAAAGGAATATGATATCACGCATATAGACTATCTTAAGATAGATGCCGAAGGAGCCGAATATGATATCTTGTCAGAAGAAAATCTTGAATTCATAAAAAATAATGTTAAACACATTGCGGTCGAAGTGCATCTTGATTGCTTTGAAGATGCGCCAGTTTTATTCAAAAAATTTAGAGACAACTTCTTATCAAAATTTGATGCAAGTAAGATAAAATATCTTCAGGAAGATTCACAACAGAAAATGTATGACGATGCATATTTGAATTCAAAGTGGCCTCTCGGTTGGGGAAGCTGTTGGATGATCTACATCTGCAACAAGTCATTATAATAATTTGAGAGGTACAAATAATATGATAGTCGATTTCTTTCCTTTCTTTGCTCCATACGGAGAAGAAACACTTAAGCTGAGATATGAAGTACTTAAGGATCATGTAGATTATTTTGTTATATCAGAGTCAAATAAAACTCACGCTGGTCATAAAGTTGAAAGACAGTTTCCTGAGATCGCAGGCAGACTTGAGATGGATCCAAATAAGATCATCTATATAGCACACGATATACCGGACGACGACAAGTTGGAGATCCTTCCTATTGATATTCAAAACACGTATGGAAATCGTGATAAGATTGAATCGCAAAGAGCAAGAGCTCGTGAGCGCCTTCAGAAAGACGCGCTCCTAAAAGTCCTCGACACGTTTGATGATGATACTGTCTTTATTCACGGCGATGCTGATGAAATCATTCGGCCGGATGGAATTCCGTATCTATCACGTGTCTGCCGAGAAAACCAAGAGATAATCATTAAGGTTCCACTCGTTTATCTCGAAGGAAGAGCAGATCTTCGTCTTTATCACAGAGATAGTAACACACCGGTTCAATGGTCCGGCGCAATGTTTCTTGCTACGAAAGCTCAACTTAAAAGGGCTACACCAGCGCAGATACGTTCAAATGTAAATAACCCGTTTCCAATTCATTATATTACGGAAAACGGTGCTGCTATTCAGGATCTTGGATGGCACTTCTCTTGGATGGGTGGGCCTGAAAAGCGAGCCCTGAAGTCTCAAGTATGGGCCCATTATAACGACTCATTCGAGTGGTTAGGAGGAAATGAAACAGACAGCATTAAAGAGATAAAGTCATACCGTGACGAGACATACGTGACATTCTTAACAGAGAACGAAATGAAAGAAGGATCTACTCCGCCTTCTGGAAATAAAAATCACGTCTTAAAGAAGTACTCTATTAGTGGGCTACCAAAAGAAATTCTTGAGAGCGAGTACTTAAAGAACTACTTTCTGCCAGATGTCAAAGAAGATAGTTTAGATGTATTTGAAAGGGCTGTTATAAATCCTTCTTCTCTAATAAGCCCGTATAAAAAGAGAGTATGGATCGTAGACGATTTCTATCATAACCCAGATGAAGTAAGACAGTATGCTCTAACTCGTGAATTCGATAAGGGTGGCTTCGGAAAAGGATATATGGGAAATAGAACTTTTAAACAGTTTCTATTCCCAGGCCTGAAGGAAGAATTTGAAAAGATCATGGGAATGAAGATTACAAAATGGGAACAACATGGTATGAATGGCAGGTTCCAGACATGTTATGCAGGAGATGCTCTTGTTTATCACTGCGACGATCAGAAATATGCTGGTATGTTATTCCTAACACCCGACGCGCCATTCGAGACTGGTACTTCAATGTACGCGCATAAGGCAACACGTATTCGTCACAATTCTCATCCAGAGATCATGAGCACCTTCTCTGGGCACACTACTCTCGATAAAACTCCATATGAACCGGTCGACGTAGTTGGAAATGTCTATAACAGACTCGTCATATTTGACGCAGGTATGATTCACGCAGCATCCGGATACTTCGGATATAACAACGAGAATTCTCGCTTGTGGCAAATGTTCTTTTTTGACGCGGAGTAAAGATGAATTACGAAAACTTTGATTGGGGTCCAACAGATAAAGAATATGCAAACTTATTTACTAAAGAAAATTTTATCGATAGAACATACGAACTATTATATAAGATAAAAGAAATCGATGTCGTTGTAGATATTGGTGCAAACGTTGGTTCTTTCATATATTCTCTAAAGGATATTAAACCTAAACACGCATTTTGTTTAGAACCATCAAACATTGTATTCAAAACGCTGGAAAAAAATCTAGAAATATTTTCGTGTACACTGATAAATAAAGGTATATCTGGAGTAGATACCGACTACAACATAATCAAACCGGGGTCAGATTATATCTATCATCACGCCGGCAGTATGTTTTCAACTATTCGGTTCGATACGTTAATAAAAGATTATAACATAGAGACGATAGATTTCTTAAAATTTGATTGCGAAGGCGGGGAAGCTTTTATCTTCACTAAAGAAAATTCTTCTATGATCAAAAAAATAGTTAAGAACATAGCTGGTGAATATCACATAGTCGGAGTTCCAAATTCTATAGAGAACTTTATAGAATTTAGAGATAACTACCTGTTAGATTTAAGAGGAACAGAACATCTGCGTGTATATGAAAGAGATGGAAAAGACGTAACAGAACAAATTTTCGATAACAACTTTTTGCGTGCCTATGAAGAGTGGTGGAGAATTAATAACCCATATAAGGGTCAGTTTATGGTATATGCAAATTTGAAAGGAATGTAGAATGAAGATAGTACTTGTAACTGGTGGTTTCGATCCCCTTCATAGCGGTCATATTGCATACTTTAATGAAGCAAAAGAACTCGGAGATATTCTAATAGTTGGAGTAAATAGTGACGAATGGCTGACTCGTAAAAAGGGTCAGCCATTCATGAGTCTATCAGAAAGAGTTGCGATCGTTGAGAGCCTTCATATGGTCGATAGTGTCATGATATTTGACGATAGTGACGGCGGGGCGTCCGAAGCGATTAAGCTGTGTCTAGGAAAGTATCCACACGATGAAATCATTTTTGCGAACGGTGGTGATAGAACCGATAGCAATATTCCGGAAATGAGTATCGTAGACAGCCGACTATCGTTTGTGTTTGGAGTCGGTGGAACTCATAAGATGAATTCTAGCAGTAAGATCCTTACTGAGTGGAAGACACCTAAGACGGAAAGAAAGTGGGGATACTATCGAGTCCTACACTCGGACGGTCCTTCTACAAAAGTAAAAGAACTCATAGTCGAGCCAGGAAAGTCTCTCAGTCTTCAGAGACATAGTTTTAGAAACGAACTATGGTACGTTACAAATGGTACCGGTGCTATCAAACTAAACGGAGTGTTGTCGCCTTTAAAGAAAGGCGACTTTGTAAACATATATGTTTCTGACTGGCACCAACTCATTAACGATTCTTCTGAAGAACTAAAGATTGTTGAGATCCAGTATGGACAGAACTGCTACGAAGAAGATATCGAGCGCATCGAGTAAGTATATACTACCGGCTTGATAGATGTTAAATCTAATTATATCAGATATTTCACATATGTCAACCAAAAAATGTGGTTCATCTTCTTTTATAAATAGATCAAAAAGTAGGGTGATCAAACATGGCACGTCCTTCAACAAGAAGCGAATTCAAAGATTATGTTCTTAGAAAGATCGGTGCGCCAGTCATTCAGATCAACGTTTCTGATGAACAGATAGAAGATCGTATTGACGAGGCAATAGCATTCTGGAGAGACTACCACTATGATGGTAGCCAGATGATATATCTTAAGCATGCTCTAACACAACAAGAGATAGATCAGGGATATATCGAAGTACCACAAAACATTCTCGGTATCACTCGTATCTTTGATCTTAGCTCTTCTATCTCGACCGGTACCGGCTTCTTCAACGTTCAATACCAATTCGTTTTGAACAACCTAGAAGACATTACTGGGTACAACATTCAGCATTACTACATGGCTCTATCTCACCTACAGTTCCTGCAAGAAATACTTGTAGGCCGCCCTCTCATAAGATACAATCGCCATGTAAACCGTTTATATGTAGATGTAAATAAGGCCATATTGAATCCTGGGTCGTTTATCATTATAGAGGGATATGACATTATTGATGGCAACACATACTCCGACGTATGGAGCGATCGCTTTCTTCAGAACTATGCGTCTATCTTAATACGCGAGCAGTGGGGTGTAAACCTAACTAAGTTTACAAACATGCAACTTATCGGAGGTGTTCAGTTCAACGGCGAACAGATCCTATCGGAAGCAAAAGCAGACCGCAAAGAGATGGAAGAAAATGCGAAGACTTCACTTCAACCACTCGTTTACAATTTCGTTGGATGATAAATGGCGACTAACGTCTTTTTTCAAAACTATGGATACTTCAATGAGCAGCAACTCATTGACGACTTAGTCATTGAAGCAATACAGATCTACGGTGTTGATACTTACTATGTTACTCGAAAGTTAGAAGCGACCGACCAGATACTCAATGAAGACGATCTTTCAATCTTTAATGCGGCTTACTTAATGGAAGTATACGTAAAGAGCGTGGACGGTTTTCAGGGAGATGGTGACTTTCTTAGTAAGTTTGGTCTTCAGATTCGTGACCAAGTTACTTTTACTGTTGCGGTGAGAACTTTTGAAAGATACGCAACTAGATTGAATACTACTCTCATAAGACCGAAGGAAGGCGACCTTATATATCTTCCTCTCAATAATAAATTCTTTGAGATCTCTCATGTTGAGCACGAAAGCGTTTTCTATCAGAGCGGAGCTCTTCAAGTATTTGATCTTAAGTGTGAACTGTTTGAATACTCGAACGAAAGATTCGACACCGGAATTGAAGATATAGATACACACTTCGATGTTTTAAACACTGAAGATCTTGAAGTTAACAATCTTAATAAACTACTAGAAAAAGATCCAATCGCAAAGAACGTATTCTTTGAAGAAGAAGGCGATGATATTATTGACTTCACTGAGATAGATCCGTTTAGTGAGATTATCACAAGACCAACTAATTATGCTGTAACCGCCGATA